TCTGATTGGTCTGGTTGATCAGAAATAAGTGCGTAGTCTGGCATTTCCTCTTTAGGTAATTTATACGCAGTTTCTCCACCAGATTGGAATGCAACAATGCCTCCGCCCGCGTAACTACTCTCATTGAAGTGATTAACAGGCAAAGACATTAGCCCGCCACCAGCAGCCATGACTGGTTGTCTTGCAGGAGAAGGTTGCTGTACAGGGGGAGCCTGAGTTGGGTTAACGCCTTGGGGTAGCTGGGTAATGCCTTGGTCAGGTTGGGCGGCCGCAGGGTTAACCATGTTTGGTGCAGCAGCTGGGTTAACCGTATATGGGTTAGCCGTTGGGTTAATACCCGTAGGAGGCGCAGTTAAAGATCCAGCGACTTGGTCTTTAATAGTGCCTTTGGTTGTATCAAGCGCCGTGCTACCTTCTTCGATTTGCTTGCGACGATTCATCTCAATCAAAGCGAGGAATGCTGGCACCTCTGGGTTTGAGCCATTGGCGTACTTGATCAGGTCTTCGTTCTTAACCGTAAATGGGTCTTGAAGACTGCTTTGAACTTGAATTAGGTTTGCTGGTTCGATTGCCATGTTATTTCCTTATTCGTTATAACTGGTGTCTGGAACATTGGGGTCAAATACGTTCTCTTGGACGTTTTCAGTATTTGGATCGTAGAGAGGAGATTCAGTTGAACCCATCTCTACAGGCTGTCCATCAGCCCCCACTGTGTATCTAGTACCTTGTGAATCAGTCATGTAAGTTCCATCTGGGGATAGCGTATATCCAAGTGGAACTTTGTCTGGACTAATTGAGTTGCTGCTCAACAAAGTGCTTGGGTTGATTCCGGCGGCTTTTAGTACGTTGGTAATGGTGTCACCAGTCATACCAGAAGCCTTGAGGTTCTTAATAAGCTCTGCAGTACCAGCCGCAGTGCCAACAGCGCTTTGTAAGAAGCTTGGCTTGGCCGCGTATTCGCTTGAAGTAGCTCCACCAATACCTTTGATAAGGTTGGCTTGATTGGCCAATAAAGTTCCGGGGTAATTTCTTTGGTCGAGGTACTGGTTGTACAGAGCATTAAGGCCAGCTTGTTCTTGAGCTTGCTGAGTATTTCCAGCAGCACCCAAAGCTGTAAGATTTTGCAATCCATACTGAGCCTGTTGGGCTCCGACATTTCCTGCAGCTTGATTTGCCGTTGCGGCTTGAGATAGGCCTTTAAGTCCTACGTCTGTACCGTACTGGGCTTCTTGAATCTTGCGAGCTTGATCAGCATTAAACTGAGTTGCCGCCTTGTCGTAGGCAGTGTTGTAACCTTGTCCAGTAATATTGGCTAAGTTAGTTCCTAAATTACGCTGAGTCTCAGTGTCCATCAAGGCTTGGCGGGATCCACCAAACGCCCCTGCTTGTGTAGCCTTGGCGTTATTTGCTAACTGAGTAATCTGCGACTGACGGCGGGCTTCTTCTAATTGGGGATTAAGCGCATTCTGCAGATATGGGTTCATGTACTGCTGGGCGGCACTTGCATCAAATGCACTACCAACAGGGTTGTAACTTGTTCCAGCCGCTTTGTTACCGATATCCAAAAGATTGGTGCCAGCCGTTGTCATAGTGGTTGGTAAAGTCAGATTTGACAATCCTTGCCACGCCTTATCCTGAAGCTCAGAAGTACCAGCGGTTAATTGGCCTGTGTAAGCTGGAGCCGGGTTATTAAGTAGCGCCTGACCTTTGTTGAGTACATCAGAAACGTAAGGTTGCGTAAGGGCGCTTGGCCCCGTTACCGTTGCTTTTGATGGGGTATCTGTTAACCCTGAAGATGATAGTAGTGCCATGGTATTTCCTTACTTAGGAATAAATTTTTGAGGTTTAATTTGTTTGCCTTGCTTGGGGTTTCCCGTGCGGGCTCTGCGAACTTGATCCATCATCTTATATAAGACTTTGGCTCCAGCGTCTGTAGAGCCATTTCCAAGATGAGACACTACATCGGCAGGGATTACAAACTCACCGTCAGCCAATCTGGCTGGTTGTTTGTTGCTGATTGAAGCTGGGATATGGTCTGACATTCCATCTCCGGGGCCTTTGAGTAACCGGCCTCCGTCAGAGTAACCTCCAAGAGCCCCGCCTCCAGCCAAAGACATTAGACCGCCTTGTGCTGCCGATACAAATCTAGGATCAAGCATAGCCTGACCTTGAGCTGCTCCATCAATGGGAGCTACTACTGGACGAGCATTCCAGTTAAGGATTTGCTGCCTGTAAGCAGCAGCTTGTTCAGCTGGGCTTGAGCTATCGTCAGCCAACGCGCCTAAACCTAATGCCGCGCCTCCAACTAAAGCCGCATTTCCAAAGTTAAATTTACTGCCTGTAGAGACTGTAGAAGCTGGCGTTATAGAAGTTGATGCTGGAGAGCTTGTCAATGATTTTGAAAGCTCCGCCAATGTTTGAGGCTGGGTTAAAGGAATAATATCTGCCAATGGATCTGTTTCTTGAGCTGGCATAGAAGATACAGAAGCTGGATCAATACCTATTGAATCCCAATATGCCTTATCGCTAGATGCTGTTGGAGTAGTTTGATCGCTGGTTATTCCAGTTAACGGGTCAGTCTGTTGTGCCGGCATTCCAGATGCAGAACTTGGATCAATACCAATAGACGCTAAAAAATCTTCTTGTTTAGTTTTAAGATCAGGCGTAAGTTCTGTATCAATAATTGGAACTTCATTTGGTTTGGCCGGAATTACAGTTTTTGTTTCAGGTGTAGCTTCTGGTTTAGTTTCTGGCTCATTCATTAACGATTTTTGAAGTCCCGCTACAGACTCCATATCAGGCGCTAGCCATGCGTTGGTTGTAGGATCATAAAAAGATCCAGCTGGTTTGTTGTCTGCCTCGGCTGAAGACAATAAACGATAGCCAAACGGCGGCTTGTAATCCTTGGCAGCAGCACTTTCAGCATAGATTGGTGCGCCAGATACATCTACCCTATTGAGAGACTCTGCATCCATTGGGCCAGCAACTTGTACTCCTTGCGGAATAACTTGTTCGGCAAGCTCATTAGTTGAGCTTATGGGCGCAGTCCCGCCATAGGTAGGATCAAATACGCTTTCTGTTTTACCAGTAGCGCCAGCTTTTAAACCAGATGCATTGGCTTGTTGGTATTGACCCTTGGCTTCAGATATACCCGCATTAATTGCGGCGTTTACTAAAGCCTGAGATGGATTACCACCCATCAAAGTGGCTGAAACAGTAGCATTAACCGCCACTTTTTGACTGGCAGATAGTTGATCAAAACCCGGTATTTGGTCTGTTACTGCGGCTGTTGCAGCTGATATTCCAGAGTTTGTTAAGGCAACTAAAGGATCTTGTCCACGGATTACGCCTGCGGCCGTACCACCGGCAACCCTGCCTGCAATATTTCCCGTTACATCTCCAGCTGTTCCTAAACCAGATTCTTGAGCGGCAAGCATTCCAGTCTGTTGGGAGCCTACATCTGTGTTGTATGTATTTGCAGCTGCCGCATTGTCCACAAACTCATTTGTGTAATTACTAACACCTTGGGCCACCCCTTGGGCAACATAAGTTTTGGCCGCAGACTTTAAACCGTCTTCTAAGCTTCCGCCATGAGCCATTGTGTCTGCGGCAGAAACAAGTGGCAAGAACTCGGGGGCAACAATAGCTACAGTTATTTTTGCAATAGCTCCTACTGGGTCAGCTTCAACCGCCTTGATGGTGTTACCAACAGCCTCTACTACCGGCTCAACAATTTGCGTAACAACAGCATTGCCAACGTCGGAAACAACCTCTCCTACGGAAGAGACTACGTCACTTGCCGCATCAACAACGTCAGAAACTGCATCTGTTACTGCACTCATATTATTTTCCTAAGTTCAAAACAATCCGTCGGCCGCCGGATTTGAGTTTGTACTCTGTAAACCCCATGCCGGGCATGGGGGGCTTTTTAAAGATAACGTGGAATAAAGTACTTATTGCCGGATCTTTAAACTCTGTGACTAGCATATTCATACCTAGCTTCTTAACATAGACTGCATACTTCTTGCCGTTTTCTACAAAATTGCGGGCTTTATCAGCATTCAAAGCTTTAAAAAACCCTTGGCCTTTATCTCCCTTATGAAGGATGAATACCGTATTACCAATCTGCTTAACGTCTGTATTGGGTTGGGACATTTCAGTTAGTATGGCTGGGAATGCAACTTTTGGAGAATACTGGGAACGAGTATTCTGTAACGCGATATTAGTTATATCAGCGATATTGAGCTTTTTCTCGTTGCTATCTACCATTTCCATACTAAATATCCAAGTTATCAATTAACGAACATTTTTTGAGCAAACCACTGGAGCCCATAGTAAAACCGATTTTAGCCTTGTATGACGTTTTCATCCAACTTTCCAATTTGTTCCGTCTGAATATACAGGCGTTTTAACCGCCCCACCTGTAGCCACAGTTGAGCCAAATACCGGAGCTAAAGCATCAGACACAAACGCTCTAGCGCCTGTTCCAGATGTGGCTGCACTTGGAAGGGTTGCCACCGTGTAAACAGTGAGAGCTGGAAGTATCCCGCTATCTGTACTTAGCTGGCTCAATATGCCCTGTATACGGTTAAAGTACAGGCGCAAAACATTATTAAACTGGTTTTGATATGCGTCAGAATAGTTTTGCGTAGGCGCTGGAAGTGCCGGTGCTGCAATCTTATTGATTTCAGACTCAGAGGTAACAATGAATGTCATCGTCTGCCGTCCTGCCTGATGTCAAGACGGGGTGATCCTAGTTGCCAAGTAACACCTGCGGCTGTAGACCTTACTTCCATAGCCATCTGACGGCCCCTGACCCTTGTGTAGATTTGCCCCGTAAACTCTTCAATTGGAAGAATTGCCGTGCGGGTAATTGTGGCCGAGGCATCTCCACCTACAGACGCTGGGCTGTTATACCCAGAGCCTGAGTTTTGCATAGGCTTTAGGTACATCGTTACCTGCGGGCTTGTTGCTGTAGATCCACGGAACGTAATGTCTGGTACTACACGCCATATAAACCCAAACCTATCACCGTCATCAATGTCAAATTCAGCAGATGTAATGTAGGCTTCAATAGGAACTGTAGTAGCTGTAGTTTTGTCATCCACCCCAACTTCATGGTCAACAATGTTGTAGTCGTAAGTTGTAGCAATCGGGTAATCTCTTAACCCAGAGTCAAGCCACGCTGTTCTAGCCATTGAACCGTAGTACCAAACACCAGTTCCGCCTTTACCGTCTGGCTCAAGGTAGTTGTAAACCACATAACTATCAATTTTAGAGTCCACGCTGTCATTACTGACATAGAACCACCACACCTCATTGAAGCCCTCGTTTGTTCCGCACATAACTTGGTCAAACTGGGATTTGTTGATGTTCTCAAATACAAACTGACGCAGATCACAAGATTGTGTCTGTGTGCGTCCGTCGTATTTATAAAACTTATCCACACCCATCCAGTACGCCACGCCATTAGCGTAGCCAACAGCGTTTTCTCCAGCTATGGATACGTTGTCACCTACAAGTTGAGAACCCCACACCACAGGAGCGCCAACATATTGAAGAGAATAAATAGAAGAGTCAGTCCACACCAATATTTCCTGACGGGCTTGCATAGCTGTAACAATTTGGGAGCCATGAGACAAGCGCAAATCACCAGCTGTATTAGTAGGTGATGGTGTCCACTCAACCACAGATTCTTGATCTGACCAACGAATCTGCATTGGGTCTTGGATGGTTGACCCTAGCGCATTACAGCCAAACGCAAAAACATACCTGCTTGTATCTGAAACAAGAATGTAGTTTTGGATGATTGGGCAATTAGATGCTGCTGCAAAAGTCGTGATATCCATGCCTCTTGGGGATATGGAATGAACTCCAGACTGACTGCCCGTAGTGTTTATCAAAGCACCTGTAGGGGTTAGTGATAAATTAAATGTTGTAGATGAGACATACCTTGTGTAGTAGGTCGTGCCAACCAAAAGCCCTGTAGGCAATGCGCCAGTTGTTTGAAAAACAATTGCCGACAAATTAGGCAAAATAATAGTAGACGATACAACACAAGGAGTGGCTATGGTCATGGTGATTGTGGAGGCTTGATAACCAATTCCAGCATCCCAGTAGTAAATCGGCCCACCCCTTGGCCCGTAGATTAAGTCTTCGCCAAAGTTGCTCTGACTCCATAAGCGCATGGCATCATTTGATGTTGTACCAACGCCCCATGTTCCGCTTCCCCATGTACCAGCACCCCATCCAACCAACGGGACTGCATAGGCTGGGCCAACATTTATTTGATAGACGGCGTAAACAGTGCCGCCACCAGTTGCATTTGATGAAGCTGCTGATGCGGCTGTAATCGTATAAGTAGTAGCGCTTGCGTAAGTAAGCTGATACTCGCCAGAGATGGTGATACCGCCTACAGCTGTAGCGCCACTAAATGTTACAAAGTTGTTGTTGATGTATCCACCAGTAGCGTCAGTCACAGTAACAGTGGTAGATCCGCTTTGTGTAGCAAATGGGTTTGTTAGTGTATGGACGGTTGTTGTTGGGGTTATGTCGTAATAAGCTCCGCCAGAACTGATGTAGAACTTTAAGTTAGTGCCTACTCCAATTAGCTTTTGAGAACCGAGAGTTACCCAAGTCCACAAAGAACGGCAAATACCAACAAACGTATTGGCTGAGATGCGTTGCCACCCACCGATCTTCTCTGGTGTACCTTGGCGGAATCGGATCTTGTCGCAGTCATACCAGCCGTTCTCATTGGTATAGCGAGTGTTCTCCTTATTGACCCCCGGCCTTAGAGCTAGTTTTTTTAGTGGCATTTCTAATCCTATGACAAGAATAGGGCGCGTTCATCGTTTCGTCTTGTGACCAAACCTTTTAACACTTTACCCCCAGCCTTAGTGTATTTCAAGAACTCGTCTGCCGCACCTTCAATATCGCCCCTAAGAACCTTTTGACGGAGGGTTGAGCGCTGTAGTGTTCCCAAACCAACATTAAAGCTAAAAGATACAAGACCATCGAAGTTGCCTTGGGTAAGTTGAACTGGGCATAGAGATGATACGCCCCGCTCAAAACGAGCCAGATCTGATCTAAGAATTGCATCAACTTCCTCCATCGGGTACACGCGGTTATCTTCTGGCAACAACTGTATTGCTGCCCTTTGATCTACAGGCAACCTAGCCTGTGAGTCATACATCAAGTGTCCAACGCCCACTGTCCAGAGGTACACCGAGTCCCGATAAGGCTTCTGCCTCACCCCCTCATGGTGTTTTATATCCTCAATACAAAGGGCGCTTATCTTCATTTCTTACCAAATGCTTGTGTACCAAACCAGAATGACACCACAGATGCCCAAATGATTTGTGTCTCGTTATCCCACAGCAGATCTAATGCCACATCAAACGGCACTTCCTTGTGATAGGCAAACCAAAAGCCAAAGATCTCCACAAAGGCAAACAAGATAAACATGCCGTAGGTTATGGCTGGACGCACCATAGCGCGTGCGTTGATTACCCATAGGCTAGCCCCTTGACCTATAGCGATATCATGGGCATACAGGGCTTGGCGCTCCTGCATGGCAGTTTGGTTGTTGGTGACTTCAGCGTTGATTTGCACCTGCTCAGTCTGGATATGCTCGATACGCTCTTGGGCTTCTAAGCCAGCTTTCTTTAAGGTCAGTTCACGCTCAGTTTGCATGGCCGCCAAGGCTAGTTCATGCTTCTTATCAGCACGGTCTTGGAAGAAATCCATCAGTTTTGGTAACCCGCCCATCAGGAAAGACAGTAGGGTTGAGAATAGTGTCATCATTTGCTTTCCTTTAGTTCCCGTTTAAGTTTGCGTAGCTCTTTGATTTCTTGCTTGAGTTGCGCTCGCATATACAAGGTTTCCACATATGCCATCGAGGTAACTCCAACAATGATGCATATGGCTACTCCTATCAATACCCAGTAGACCAGCTTCGTAGTTGCCACATGAACCACCCAAAAAACATAGATATAAACACAACTGCGACCCCACTACTTACCAGCCCAATCAACTCAATCTCTTCTTGCTCCTGTTTCCACCTTGCCAACCTAGTCTTGCGAATTGTCTCTGCCCTAGCCCACTCCTGTTCACGTTCAATCTTTTGGTGCATCTTGAGGAATCGGGTATACAAGTCCTTCAACTCAGGCGGGGCGTAAACCATTGCCTCCCTAGTTTGCTCCATCAACTTCTCCAGTTGCAACTCAATCAATGCCCGCTCTATGGCTTTTTGACTGGTGTTTTGCGCTGGGTCATAGTTGGTTTTGCTCGTCTCCTCTAGTTCAAGGTAATGGTTGTTAATCTGTTGTTGCGTGTCAAAGAGGACTCCGAGGTTTGCCCCAATCTCGCTGATGAGCTTGAGTTCAAGGGCTTCGTAGGACTGTTGCTGTTTGGCTGTGGCTTTCTTTTGCGCCACAGGCTTTGCTTCTGACTTGGCTGGTTTACTAGCGAATAAACTAACGAACCAGTCAAAGATACCTTTGATTGCTTTGACATCGGAGATGACTCCCTCGACTGTCTTCTTTGCGCCCTCCAGCTCCATACGCCCCTCATGGAGCATAGAACATCCCTGCTTAATAAAGCCAACAGCGGCTTGCGCCGCCATGAGTAGGGTGAATGGGTCAATGGCTTATTACGCTTGAACAGCGTCCCAAGATTGATTGGCTTCATTCCAAGTGAATGGGCCACCCTCTGTAGGCATAGCCACAGGGCAATCCCACAAACAAGTAGTTTCGTTTAGCGTCCATGATGGATATGGCTGTGGAGGGATAAAGGCATCCCTTTGGCTGTCATAGGCGTAACCAATACCAGCGTAGTTCTTACGCAGTGGTCTATCCTCTGGATGTTGTCCTCCGTGGGTGTTGTACGAAGTTTGAATCCATCCAGCAGGGTCGCCTAAAGCGCCTGTTTGAATGAAGTCTTCCTCGGCAACAATCACCTGAGTGACGATTCCGTTTTCTACTTTTGCATAGTGACTCATGATTTCTCCTTATCGAGCGTTAGCGTATTTGAATGGGTTTTCGGCAAATGCGGCATAAATGTATGTGTCACCACTAGCATTTTCATTTACGCCACTTGACCGCAATTTAAATCCGTTAGATAGTAAATCAAATGTGTAATTGCCTGTACCTTCTTGTGCGGCTGTATCTGCCCATAAATTAGGGTCAGAAGATGCTGTATTAGCGGGTTGACGGGATGTATCGTATATTTGCCAACCATAAGTTACAGATGCCGTAGAACTGCGTTTAATCATTAACCACCGAGGTCTAAACCCAAGATACACAAATGGGCCGTTAGGGTCACCATTTCCCGTGTATGACCCAAAGGCTGAATACCCTGCTACTGCGGCAAAGCAGTAGGCAATTTGTCTATCTGCTGTGTGCCATGAACCAATACCAAAAGTGTTTGAATTAGGTGAGCCTGTCCATATCGCACTAGCATTTGCTTCTTTAGCAGTCGTATTCATAAACAAGTAATACGCTGTCGAAGTCAATGATGTATGCCACACAGCCCAATTACCAGCACTAGCCGCATCTTTCACAATAATCATTGATGGTGTAACACCAAGTCCATGACCAATAGTTGCCGTTGCCCCCGTTGCTGTAAATTGGACTATGCTAAAGCCAGCCGTAGTGTTTGCGCTAACAGTTGATGCTATAGAAGGAACTCCTGAACTATATTGACTAACAGTAATGTTTGACGTTGTTCCAGCGCCAGCCTTCCATGCCCATAAAACAAAGTTATACGATGAATTAGAAGCATAAGAACTGTTGGCATTTATGGTTATGCCTGTGCTACTAAATGTAGAAGACGGAGATACAGAAGCATCTCCAGCCGTGTCATCCGTAAACAAATATGACCCACCACCACGAACTGAATCTTGTACAAAATTACTAAATGCTCCAGTTCTATTTTTCATCCAAGCAAAGTCAGGATAAAACCCAGAAGTTATTACTGTTCCAGCACCAGCACCTGTGTAAGTAATAGCATTCATTGCCACACGACCATTAGGAATTGCATATGTTGTTGGCATTTCTTGTTCCTTATAGGTTATAGGTGTTTAGGGCTACAAAGCCACTTGGGGGTGTGTATTTAAATGGTTGCTGACCAAATGTGTAACTATGTCCAAATGATGTTGCACAATAACTGTGTGGAGAATATCCAACTATGCTTCCGTATGTAATAGTGCCTTGGGATGAATTGTTTTTGTAAAAAGTTATTGTTCCATTATCAAAATCTGCCGCTACTCCAATAATGTCATTGGTTGTATAAGTTGCACCATAAGCCACAACACTAGCATCAGAAACTTTATTTCCATCGTTTCTATATTCAATCCTATTTGTTGTGGCACTAAAAGCAACAGACTGTTTAAACAAACCAATATCACAATTACCGCCACCCACCGAATCAACAGTTACTTCCCAATAATATTTTCCTGATGTTGGAGTAATAGTTCCCCTTACAAAATTAGGGCCAACATAAGTTAGATTTCCGTTGCTTACAGTTCCACCTGATATATCCAATGGATTCAACACGCAATAGTTAGCCGCTGTCGCACTTGTTAGTGTTGGTACATCGGTCATGCTGTCATAGGTAGATGCTGTGCCTTGCCAAGACAATATAACAATACCAGAACCACCAGCGGCGGCTGGGCCGTTATAACTACCACCACCACCGCCGCCTGTATTAGCAGTTCCCGCAGTAGATGCATTTACAGCGCCAGCACCACCGCCGTTGTACGAACCACCTCCAGAAGAAGAGCCTCCGCCTCCGCCTCCACCAGCGTATGCAGTAATTGAGCCTGTTATAAATGTTGATGCCCCACGACCGCCTTCACCTCCAGCGCCTGATGTGGGAGGTTGACCATTACCGTTAGAACCGCCACCGCCACCACCAGCGTTTGTAGTTCCGTTAGAACCAGCATACCCTTGTCCAGACGTTCCAGCCGCACCCGCTTGATATGCACCTGTTCCATAACCACCGCCGCCAGAACCGCCTGTAAATGCAAGAGCGCCACCAGATGCGCCTTTACCACCACCCGTAGCCGTAATAGAACCAAATACAGAATCAACGCCGTTTGTACCAGCAGGGCCACCACCGCCAATAGTTACTGTGTAAGAAGTTCCAGCAGTTACAGACAATGAATTTGTTAAAAATCCACCAGCACCACCACCACCAGCCGCCGCACCACCGCCACCAGCAACAACCAAATAATCAACATTAGACACACCAGCGGGTGCAACCCATGTTCCAGATGTTGTAAAAGTTTGTACGATAGTTGAAGGAGACAAAGAAATATTGTTTGGTGTCCAGTTGTTTCCGTTAGGGCTTTGGTCGTTAACTAAACTTATTAACGAACTAGAAGTATTAAACGTATGGATTGTGTTTCCACTAGAAGTGGTGACTGTTCCGCCACTGAACTTTTGTGCGCCAGCATAGGAAATAATTACAACACCAGAGCCACCAGCACCGCCGCCACCAACAGAACCAGAGGCTATGTTTGTTCCACCACCACCGCCGCTACCTGTGTTAGGTGAAGCGGCAGACCCAGTACCAGCACCAGTAGTACCACCATTACCGCCGCCAGCAGTACCAGTACCAACTGTTCCAGACAGATACACGCCACCACCACCGCCACCAGCGTAAGTTCCACCGCCTAAAGCGGCAGACACTGTTGTGCCAGAACCGCCATTACCAGCGGTAGTAGAGTTTCCATTTCCACCAAGACCGCCTGAACCGCCGCCACCACCTGCGCCATAACTGTTACCGCTTACGCTTGTACCACCAGCATAGCCTTGACCAGATTTTCCAGTTCCACCAACGTCACCTGCTTTTCCGCCGCCGCCAGAACCACCAGAATTGCCAGCACCACTACCAGTACCTTGGCTATCCCCGCCACCACCGCCAAGGGCTGAGATTGTGGAAAACCCAGAATCAGTACCATTGCCTCCGCTATATGTATAGTTTGCTGGTGAAGCAGTACCACCTGCACCTACAGTAATTGGGTATGACTGATTTGTATTAAGAGATATTGTGCCTGTTAATAAACCACCTGCACCGCCGCCGCCACCTTCTTGTGAGCCGCCTCCGCCTCCGCCAGCAACTGCTAAATAATTAGCCGTTAAAGTGCTTCCTGATGCGCTGTTTGTAAAAGGCAAATAGAAGCCGTTAGTACCATACGAACCACCATAGGTGATGGGTTGCCATACACCATAAGAATTGGTTGTTCCAAAACTGTTTGGTGTTAGGGCTTGTCCGTCAATGAAGTTGACATCAGCCATGTAGCCATCAAAGTATTTTGCATTTGATGTAGTAAATTGATAATTTAAACCAATGTTGTGTTGGTAACTATTGCTATTTACTTGTGTGTTGTAGTTTTGAGAGGGGTATGTTGCTGTTGCAAATGAAGTAACTTGCACACCATTAACATAAAGTTTTACTCTATCTGTAGATGTTGCTTGAGTGGTATCAATAGAAACAACAATGTGATACCAAGCCGCAGGGTCACGGAATACTTGTGATGTTTGCAATACTATTTGATTGGAGCCATTGTTATCTTGTACGTATAAGTTGTAATCCGTGTACATATAGATTGCAAATTGACTACCACTAGAACCAGCATTGAAAATGCCTTCCCAATTACCTAGCAATCCAAATTTAACCCACCCACTCCATGTCCATGTTTGACGGTTGGTTGTCGTTGCAGGTGTTCTGCTCAAATAAGCACTAGCACTAGAACGGAAACGCAAAGAGTTGTTAACCAACTTGATTGGTGTCAGGTATCCGCTTGATGTGAATGTGTGAATGACATTACCACCAGAGATAGTCACAGTACCACCAGCCATTAACTGTGTAGCACCTGCGTAAGAGATGATTACAACGCCAGAACCACCAGCGCCTGATGGATAACTTGGGCCAGAACCACCTCCACCGCCTCCACCTAAGTTAGCAGTACCAGCAGTTGATTGGGTAGAAAGGTAATAAGAACCTGTACCGCCTCCACCTGTTCCTCCAGCACCAGCAGTTCCAGAGCCAGATGTGCCTCTGCCTCCGCCACCACCACCAGCATAGGTAACGCTATTGACAGACCATGTAGAACCATCTCCGCCTTTTCCTCCGCCAGTAGAGGCACTTCCGTTTGAACCTGCTTGGGATGCTCCTCCGCCTCCGCCGCCAGAGTATGTAACAGCATTTGAAGCCGTTCCGCCATTACTACCTTGTGATGGGCTGGTGCTTGGCGTATTTCCAGTACCAGCGGAACTAGCAGTAGGTGAATCTGAACCAGCACCACCGCCTGAACCACCGTTTTTTGCATCTTGACCGGGCTGATATCCACCGCCGCCGCCGCCAGTAGAAGTAGTACTGCTAAAGAAAGAATCTGTACCGCTTGAACCTGATGTAGCGGCAGAGTTAGCCGCCCCCCCTGCGCCAACAGTTACAAGATAAATTGAGTTGGTATCAATGGTAAGTCCAGTGATTGTGCGATAACCACCAGCACCTCCACCGCCACCACCTGTACCACCCGCTCCACCGCCACCTGCTCCGCCTCCGCCTACAACCAATGCGCTTGCTGTTAAGGCCGACAAAGGAGTCAATGTGCCAGATGTATTGAATGTGTGAATAACATTAGAGCCATTTGTAGTGACTACTCCACCACCAAACTGTTGTGGGGCAGGGTAGTAAATAATGACTACACCAGAACCGCCATTACCGCTAGTTTGGATTCCTCGACCAGCGCCACCGCCACCACCGCCAAAATTTGCAAGTCCGGGGTTTCCATTTGTTCCAACTGCTCCGCCGTTACCGCCAATACTAGAACCACCAGTTCCTCTGGTTGATTGGTCACTTGCTCCGCCACCTCCGCCGCCAGCATAGACAACACTATTAAAAGACCATGTAGCACCAGAACCGCCAGCGCCTGATTGACCATTTGTACCGTTAGAACCAACACCTCCAGCACCACCACCGCCGCCAGATGCGCTATATGAAGCGTTATCAGTAAGACCATAACCACCAGCATAACCTTGTACTGGCGATGTGGACGGGGTATTTCCTGCGCCACCCGAAGTGGATACATTTGTAATTCCGTCAGCAGAACCACCACCTCCAGAACCACCAGCAACACCTACACCAACAGAGGTAGCAGTTCCGGGGTTAGAACCACCGCCACCTCCTCCAGCAGAAGTAGTTGTGCTAAATGTAGAGTCGCCACCAGATGCGCCTGTTACAGAACTACCAGCACCTCCAGCGCCAACTGTTACTGTGTATGAAAGAGTTGGATTTAATAAGGCTGTACCAGTACGATAACCTCCAGCACCACCACCGCCGCCACCGTGGTTTCCCGATAAACCTCCACCACCAGCCGCACCACCAGCAACCACAAGGTAACTAGCAGTAACAGACGATGCTCCAGAAGTCCACCCAAAGGCGGCTAGTGCGGCGGCTCCAATCTTGGATAAACGAGGCATTAATTATCCTTATGCGAACTTGGTCTGAGAAGCAAGAACGGTGTATGTTGCAGATGCGGTCTTTAAAATTACATATGTGTAACTATCAATAGAACTTGCGTTACCGCTTGTAGGAGCCGTTCCACCTTGCCACTTAGGAGTAACAGATGTGCCGTCAATCGTCACTGCTGAGTTGTAGTAGGCAGTCGAGCCTTGCGTAGATAACAAAGTAATTGAGATTGAATCGTTTGTAGTCATCGCCGTATTTAGCGAAGTGCCTGACGAGAAAGCAATGTTCAATGTCCAGTTGTTAGCGGCGTTGGTTGTGTAGTACTGCACCGCGCCACTGTTGACGTAGAAGTTAGTCGTTGCACTTGGAGCGGCGGCAACCACGTTTGCAGGTTCTGCAATGTTTAACGTCTTTACAGCCGCCGTTGCAGTTGTGCCATTGAATGTCTGGGTCGCTGTAAATGTATTTGCTACGTTTACTACAGCAATGTTTGCTCCCGCCAAGGTACTAGCACCTGTACCGCCGTTAGCGATAGGAAGCGTTCCTGTTACGCCTGTAGTCAAAGGTAAACCAGTGGCGTTGGTCAAAGTACCGCTTGTTGGCGTACCAAGGATTGGTGTTATTAAGGTTGGGCTAGTTGCCAACACATTTGCGCCAGTACCTGTGATTGTTGTGGTTGAGATGTAATCCCAATCCCAATCTGCGGCTGTTGTTAGTGCTGTGCCAATACAAACTGCATGAGCGCAAACACCTGCTGGTATTGTTCCTACTAAGTTACCACCAGAGGAATTGACTGTTAACAAACCAGTTGAGTTGTTTTCAATCTCATATGCAATGCCCGTCACCAAAGTGCTGGTAACAGGAAGCACAATAGTTTGTGTAGTTGTTCCAGTAAAAAACTGACGATAGTTGCTTGATGCCGTTAATGTGGTTGTACCAGCCGCAGTAGCAGTGGTTGTATAGCCCATCTTAATGTTATCAATGACAGGCAAAGATATTGTTGGAGCAGTGCCAAGGACAACAGCACCAGTACCAGTAGATGTTGTTACACCTGTGCCGCCGTTAGCTACATTCAATGTTCCAGCTAAAGTGATAGCACCAGTAGTCGCTGTGCTTGGAGTAAACCCAGTAGTTCCAGCGCTAAATGAAGACGCTGTAGCTGTAGTAGAAACCTTAACAAAGTCAACGCCATTCCAAGCGCAGACCGCAGATTCAGCGGCAACAATAGTTACACCGGATGTTGGCCCCGCTCCTACCAGCTTGATTGACTGGGTGCTAGAGGTCTTGTTAATAACAATGTAAGTCTTAGACTGTGCTGGCGCTGTGATTGTCCTAGTAGCCGTTCCACCCGCCGTCCATAAAAGGATTGCTTCCCTTGCTGTATTGGCAGACCCGGTTGTTGTGGTGAGCGTCACATCTGCATCGGAACTGAGGGTGGTTGTGCCAGCAACCGCAGAATCCAATAAAGATGTAATGGCGTTATTTACTGTATCGCCCCAAGTCCCTGACAGTTCTCCCGTGACTGGAAGAGCCAAGCCAAGTAATGATGTATATGCTGTTGCCATGTTTTACCTCAAGTTACAACTTCTTCCCAGTCGGTGGTTTGATTGACATCAATTATGCCCCAACTAGGAGTTTGTGGATTGTTAATATTTTGCCAGTTTGCCGTCTGCGAGTCATCAATTATTTTCCAGTAAACCGCCGCTACCGTCCCCGTTTCACCAAAAGCAGTTACTCCCGTTAGCGGAGCTTGTCTTGGAGCTATTCCAAGCGACCCTAAAAATCCACTGGATAGGTTTCCAGTAAGTTCAATTGTTCTATCGGCAGTTACGCTACCTACTTCTCCAGTTGCGCTGTTTGCACCCAATGGGACGGTGAACTGACCAAGATTTCCTTGCGCCTCAACTCCAGTTACCCCTAGATTACTAGAAGGAACTAATGTTCCCAAGTCACCAGAAGCATTAACGCCCGTTATGGCAATACTTTGACTGTCTCTGGAAACAGTGCCAACTTCTCCAGAAGCAACATCGCCTGTTAGTGCAAATGATGTTTCTCCTCTTAAAACCGTTCCTGCGGAGCCAGAAGCCTGTACCCCAGTCAAACTAGCAGATTTACCCGCCGTTACTGTTCCAACTGCTCCAGAAGCAGTTACGCCCGTCAAAGCCAACGACAATGTTGGGCTAAGTGTTCCTACAAAACCAGAGGCGACATCCCCTGTTTCTGGGAAAGATTGAACTGGTGTTACCGTTCCAAGCGTTCCATTTGCCGCATTACCAGTCAAGGCAAGACTTGTAGCACCCCTAGAAACTGTTCCAACTGAACCAGAGGCTGAGCTTCCAGTTAACGCAATGGATGCTGCGGCCACAACAGTGCCAACTGATCCATTGGAACTTGTTCCAGTTAAGGCAAAAGATGTTTCGCCTCTTGAGACTGTGCCAACTGTTCCGGAAGCGGTTACTCCAGTTATGGCTACAGCAAACGCTGGGGTAGCCGTTCCTACGGAGCCAGAAGCAACATCTCCAGTTATTGCCGCAGATTTTCCGGGCTGTACCGTGCCAACCAAACCAGAGGCTTGTACTCCAGTTAAATCAAAAGATTTGGCTCCAACTACTGTGCCAACATTACCAGACGCAGACACGCCCGTAAGGGCTAGTGACAACGCTGGGCTAATTGTTCCCGTTAAGCCGGAAGCAACGTCACCTGTTTCTTGCGCTGATTTAGATGGCGTTACAGAACCCACCAAACCAGAAGTAGATACCCCTGATAGCGCAATAGAAATTACAGGCGAAACTGTGCCTACACTACCTGTAGCCTCATCTCCAGTTTCATAGACGGGGCCAGCGCCACCCCAAGAGTTACTACTCCAAGTTCCAGCGCCCCACCCCGTGATAACACCTTGGCTACCACCATAAGGGCCAGTACCCCATGTGCCTTGGCCCCATGTGGTAGACATAAAACCTCTTTAGGTTGTTGCTAACCGCAGTAAAGCAGTTGATGTGGTGTTACTTGGCATTGTTAAAGTAAACGTACCAGCAGTAATGGTCTGAGAACCAAATGTATGAACACTGATGGCTTTATTAGATTGCGTAGAGTTATAAATTAACACGCAATCAAATGCAGTTGCTAGAGTAACAGTCGTATAAGTAATTGATGCCGAAGGAGTCCAGTAGCCCACACCAGCAGTAGCGGAACTGTTGGTGGAAGTTGGAGCCGTAGCATTTGTTACCGTTACACCACCAGCGGTGTAGTTTGTACCCGTTACTTCACCCGTAACTGTATAAACAGTGCTTGCCGCATTAATGGTTGCTGATGCCAAATACAAAGCCGCTTTTACGGTATCTGTAGTTGGTGAAGTCAAACTAGTGCGTGAAACAATAGTTGAAGCGCCAAGTTGGTGTTGACCTAACATTAGTTCGCCAAGGAACGATGTACACATTGATTGGGTATTAGCCATGATTTATCCTTTATGCAAAAGTAGAGGTTTCGCCACCAGCAAAAGTAGGTACTTTTTTCAAAGTTACGTGGGCAGAACGGTGGACAAGTTCTTCGCCATCCCAATACTCAACCCAAGTGGTTAACTCGTTGTCATTATCCACGGTTCCTTCTCGCTTTTCAAGCAAAGATTCTTCCATGTCGCCTTTAGTGGTTGTAACTATCAATTTGAACTCCTAATAAGTGCCGCTGTTGATGTATTGGCCGGCAAAGTGATTGTGAACGTAGTTGTACAGGTCTTATCTGAACCAAAATCCAATACAGCAATAGACTTGTTTCCTTGAGTTGCATTGTAGATTAGCGCGCATCTTGTTGTGAATGCAGCTGGACTCCAATATGGGTTTGCAAAACTTACATAAGCCGTGTAACCACTACTCTGAACAGTAACGCCTGTAATTAACTTACCACCAGCTGTGTAACCAGTTCCAGTTATTTCATTTGTAGAGCTGTAAACCGTGGTAGCTTCATTAAGATTAGCATTTCCGGTATACAGGGCAATGTACAAACTATCAGACAACAAGTTGTGAACGCCGCTGTACAGCTGCTCTTTGAAGCTGGTGGTCTGGGTTTGAACGATCATACGACGGGGTTCCTGACTTGGCCATCCCTGTAAGCATCCATACGCTGCTTGCCATCGCCCAAGTTCTTGAGTAAGAATATTGCAGACTCATAACGCTCTTTATAGAGAGCAACAAGATCAGGCTCGCCCTTCATGTAGGCTATTGCTTCCAACATTGTTCCATTGAGGAGGGCAGAATCAAAGTTATCGCCCAACCAAGTCTGGCCAGCAGTTACGATTGACTCAGGGTAGTAGTAATAGTGCAGCTCTGCGCTGTAGGTTGCATCTGGTGTTGGGCCAAGAATAAACGTCAATTCTTTTACATCCGAAGATTGCGGGCCAAAAATAGCGTAATGCTTAGGTTTTCCCGTATCCGAAGGATTTGGGTAAGCTTCCCTTATGAAGTTAACGTCTTTGTTTAGCAAATAAAGATAGTCACCACCAGCAGTTGGATATACAGCCAAGGAATATGTAGACAAGAAATCATCAGGCGCAGAAAGATATTTGTTACCAGAAGTTAAAGTTCCAGTGACGTTCTTTCTCAGGTTGGAGATTTGCACCGAGTTATAGATGCGTTGCTCCGCCTGCTTAATCATAATGTTCATATCTACCGTGGGAAACGTGTTCTCACAGTAGTCTGAAACAGCAATGACTAATTCGCTATATGTCATGCCATTGGCCCCCGTGCCATCACGCCTTTAGTAGCTGCACCAGTTCCGCGAATCTTGATACCAGATGTTTTAGTCTGCTCGTCACCAGCAGACTTGCTGATGTTGGCAACGGTTAGATCGTACTGATCAAGCTTGCTGCGGTTTGGTTCTTTGCCGGGGTTGTTGGCAATCTTGGTAGATTTACCAGACATGTTGTGTGGCTTGGCATAGACATTGGCAGAACCAACTTCTTTACCCATTACTTTTTTACTAAACGTGGCCATGCTAGCCTCCTTGATTTTTAGCGCGTGATAAGTTACGTCCAAACTTCTTACGATCCAAAGATGTAGGGCCGCCTTTTTTGAGCTTGGTCATTGGCTTGCCGGGATGCATCTTTTTCTCATGCTTATGCACTGCACCAGCAATCATTTTCTTGTCCTGTTTTAAATCAGCTTTGTCCATCTTTCTCTCCTAAGTTACGCTTACCGTTACTGTACCAACACTTGTTGTTGCCACCAAGTTATTTGGCGTTAATCCATCATCAAACAATCTAGAGCCACCCACTGGATACCAGCCCCACTGAATGTCCCTTGAGCCGCCTGTTGGGAAGCCGTCAGGGCCAATACCCGCAGAAACATATGTTGTGTCTGGTCTAGGCTGATCTACAGCCTGTGGATCGTAGACTGGATACATGCCCAGCTGCAACTGCGGCTGATCAGGATCCCAACATGATTCGCAAACTTTTAGCTGGTAAAGCTTAGTCTTGATTATCTCCATCTTCAGCTGTTTAAGCTTGTACCGCTGCCCGCAACGGTCACACTCGGCAATCGAGTATTTACCTGATGCATATGGACTGGCCATTAGATAGCGCCTCCTCCAATAAAGGCCTGACGAGGCACAAGCCTCATGGTTGCCTTCTCATGGTCTTCACCAGCTGCTAGGTTAAATTGTTCATCGTAGACCGACTTGAGCATTTGCAGGCGGTTTACAAGTTCAGGTTGTTTCATAGCAATGTAGTAAGCCAAGCCGGCTGCTACACATGGCAAGAAACGGAAATTCATGTCTTGAGTCTGCACACCAGCGCCGGCGTCTTGGATGCGGCGCATACGGTAGTAGACAAACTGATAGGTCTGGCTGGAATCAGGCGTTGGCCATACAGTAAATGCTGGCAGCTGGGGAACGTAAACTGCCGCTCCAATCGTGTGTGCTGCAGCTGTAGTGTTGTTCTGTCCTCTGAATACTCCGCCTAATGAGTTTCCATCGATATAAGCGTAGTAGATGTCTTCTGTTCCAAGGCGGATGTATCCCGCGCCCGCGAGGCCAGAAACTGAGCTCAACGTGATTGTTGTAGCAGTTGAGTTAATGGTTGCAGCTAAAGTTGAATCTGTAGGGTTTGTTTCACCAGACAGGCGTTGAATCCACACTTGGATTGGGCGGCCTTGAGCTAGCTTATTGGGGATAGTGGCGTAAGTTGATACGCTAATACGGGTAATACTCAAGTCAGCTTGAGTGTTCACTGAGTTAGCACCTGTACGGATAACATGGTCTAGCAGATCGATGGTGTCTGTAGGCAGGGCATAAGTACTTAATGCCGGAGTCAAAGTGATTGTTCCCTGCTCAATAGTCCACATGTTTAGGCCACGGTTAGCCCACTCAATGGTCATTAGGTTCATGGAACGACGAGCTGTACGCAAGTCGTATCCACTTCGCATCTCACGGCCAGCGCGCTCCCACGCCTCCTCGGCAAGCTCCGAGAAGTCCATGTTAAATACGGAAGAACCTGTAGTACTCATCTTTTATTTCTTCGCGGTTTTAGCAGAGTTAATGAATGCCTGCGCTGTAGGAGCACCCTTGCTGCCAACTTTACGCATCTTTTCACCAGAACCTTTTGCGATACGTTTTTTCTTGGCGTTGATGTTGGCATACAAACCAACCGGGCCGCCTTCAGCGTATTGCGTGAAGTCAGTGTTATCCCTACGGGCTTTTTTAACTCCCGTAGGCATCTTGCTGGCGTTAATAGCGCCCATGCCACGGCTAGGTCGCATTTAACACATCTTTCCACGGGTTTTACCCCGTTGAGCAATACCATCAGCGCGCTTAGATGCAGAACCAACTTTGCCGCCTTTACTAAATGTAGACATTCCCTCTAAGTCAGTATTCTCTAGACTGTTTAATCGGCCTGAGCGATCCATTGACTTAGCAGACTCTTCTTTAGTCATTGGTTGACCAGCAATTTCTGGATCAATATCTTGGGTTATTGGCTTAGATCTACGGCGAGTTAAGCCACGTTCTTTATTTAAAAGATCGCGCAACTCCATGTTTTGGCCATACTTACCCTTGAAGTCTTCAAGTTCTTTTTTACTAACAATACGTCCTTGTGCCATGATGGGCTCCTTAACAATATCCGCCAGATTTCATTTTGACTTGTTTAGCTTTAGTCTTGCCTTTTTTAGCAATACCGTCAGCTGAACGAACAAAGCCACCGCCAGCCATTTTCTTGACTTTTCCGCCTTTGTTCATCATACCCATTCCGCCACCCATAGATGTATCAGCCATAGGAGTGGGCCTTTTCATGCCATCCTTAGCAGTGCTCATACCGGGTTTCATAACGGGTTTACCCATCTTAGTTGTAGCCATCTCACCACCTCTTTTAAAAGTTTTGCCTTTATCGGCCTTACTGAACTCTTTCCCCACGGATTGGGGAACCCCTGCTTTCTTGGCAAACTCTGGATTGTGTGCCACAGCTTCCATGAAATTGTGTTGTTTCTTGCTCTTACTTGGCATTATCTTCCCGCTTGAATAAGCTGGTCAATCTTTGCTTCAAGGCGATTGAAGCGTTGGTCAATGTGGTCAGTAATGCGTTGAATTTCTGCTTGAGTAACGTAATCACGGGCTACCTCCTCACGGGTTATGTTTAAAAGGCGCTCAACACGTTTAATGTCCTCGCCCATGTCTCTTACTTGGCTAAGTTTCTCCCGCATGAAGAAGCCAAATGCTCCCATCACGATAGACAAAACTGCTGACCAAATAAGGTTTGCATCCATTAGCATTTCCACCTTGCTAAAGCGGCGGCCTTGCGAGTAGGCTTGCCCTTTTCATCTTTCATTGGCCCCGGCACTCCAGACATGCGGGCGCAGAATGACTTCTTGCGTGATCCGCCTTGTGGCTGGGGTGCTTTTAAATTGCTACCTGTAGCAGCATTGTATTTAGCGCGGCCTTTAGCTGTTAAACCAGCCCCTTTAGAAGCTGGCAGTTTTTCACCACGGCCTATTGAGAGGGATGGTGCTTTTTTAGCCATTTACAACTTTCAAGCGTGAATCTCGAATGTTTCCAAGCAACGGGATAACAACATTCTCACGGAAGTTGTTAGTGAACATTTCGCTACCAATATGAGGTAGGCTGATATCTACATCAATATGGACTGTGAAACCCATGTCTGTCGCTCTGTCGCAGAACAAGTAGTCTTCGCCAACATACTGGTCATCCCTGATATCAAAGTCAAACAACGAATACATTCTTTCGTCTGTAGCTTTGTTTTTGTATGACCACTCAGGATGTGCTTTACCCATTTCCTCGATGACATGGCGCTGAATAAGCATGAACCCTGTACCAATACGCTTGACGCGCATCATTGAGCCATCAAACTCTAGATCGCCATTTTCATCAAAGTACAGGTCTGTAAAGAATCTTTTGTCAGTAGCCCTGCGCGGGTAAGTACCAGCAGTGATATCTTTGCCGCTACTTTGAGCCATCAACCGTAGGATATCTCCGGGGGTTACTACAACGTCAGAGTCAATAAACAATAACTCTGTGCAATCTGTTTTTAGGAACTCTGCTACTAGCGAGTTACGCGCCATCGTGATGATGGAACAGTTTGAGATATCCGATAGCGTTACAGAAATACCAAGACGCATAGCTTCGGGCATTAACTGCGCGATAGCATATGCTGTCTTGACATTCAAACGTCCATCATGACAGGGTATGCCGATAAACAGCTTACGCCCTGTCAGAACTGCTTGTTTAGACTCAGCCATAGTAGATATTACAAGCTACTACGTTAGACATATACGCATAGATTCCGTTTAC